ATGCAGTGCGTTACTGCTACAGGAAGATTATCTTCTCGTAACCCTAACTTTCAAAACATGCCGAGAGGTACAACCTTTCCTGTACGGGAGTGTGTTGTATCACGTTGGGACAATGGGAAAATACTTGAAGGTGATTACAGTCAATTAGAATTTAGAGTTGCAGGGTTTCTTGCAAAAGACGAGCAGGTGTATGCTGATGTACAGAAAGGTTTTGATGTGCACAGCTTCTCTGCTAAAACATTAGGTGTTTCTAGACAGGAAGCAAAAGCACACACATTTAAACCATTATACGGAGGTACATATGGAACAGAAAAAGAAGTTGAATACTACGACCTTTTCAAGGCCAGATATTCAGCTGTTGCTAGATGGCATGTCGCTTTACAAAATGAAGCCATCCAAACGAAGAAGATCACCCTTCCTTCTGGTAGGGTTTATCATTTTCCTCATGTTCGTAGGAACTTTCATGGGGGTTCTACTCACGCTACCGCCATAAAAAACTATCCTGTACAAGGATTTGCTACTGCAGATCTGTTACCACTTGCCCTTATAAATTTAAGAAAAATTTTATTTGACAAGGGTATGCAGTCTGTAGTATGTAATACCGTACATGATTCAATTGTCCTTGACGTGTTTCCTGAAGAGGAGAAAGAGGTGATTGATATTTTGGCTGAGTCCATGTTGAGTATAAAGTCTGAGGCTAAGAAGAGATACAATATTGATTACGACATGCCTATTGGTATTGAATTGAAGATTGGTAAAGATTGGCTTAACATGGAGGAAGTCTTAACACTCTAAACTAGAGGAGAAAAGTATGATGTCTAATGACGTTGTAACAAAAGAAGCAAGTGTGGTACCTTCACTAAAAAATATGTCAGTGGAAGAAATTGCTGCACTTACTGGACAAGAGGTTAGTGGTTCCGAAAATAATCAGGGGCTACCTCGTCTTGCTATTAACCACAGTGAAGAGGACAGCGAGGGCCGAACTATCTCTCGTGGTAAGTTTGCTTTAAAACTACCAAGTCTTGTTACTGCCTATGCTAAAGAAGCACATGTTAGAATCTTCTATCGTTTGTATACCTATAGCAGATGGGATGCAGATCAAAATACTTTTGGTTGTCAAACAATACAAGCACCGACTTTAAGTGCTGACTTTTATGACACAGAAGGTAACATGCGTTGTGGTAGATTGACTAAAGATCAAGCAGATGCTTTACCAAAAGACAGTCCTGAGATGGCATTACACAAAAGTGTGAAATGTAATCAAGTTCTGTATAATACAGTACAGCTCGTTGATCCTGTAGATGCTGAAGGAAATAAAGTGGACATGCCAGAAGAAATACCTTCTGTATGGTATGTTCGTGGATCAAGTTTTCTGCCGATAAGTGACCATATAAAAATGATTGCTAGACAAAAGCAAATCATGTGTACTGTGGTAAACAAAGTAACTACGTTGAGAAAGAAAATGGGAGGTGCATCTTATTACGTTCCTACTATGTCTGTTCTTAAGTCAGTAGATATAAAAGAAGGTGATCAAGAATTGATGACCAAGTTCTTTGAAACGAAAGAAGCTATCAACAATAAGACGATGGCACAGTGGAGGGAGCAAAAAGAAAAGAATGCCAAACTTGGAGACTTGTCTGACTTTGGTGATACTCTTGAAGCTACAGGATAAGACTTTTGTTTAATCCTATTCTTATGAAAGTACAGGGATTACTAGATCGTGCCACTAAAGAAGGTATTGATCTAGACCCTGAACTTTTAGAAAATTTTAAGAATGACTGTGGGAATGCCCTAGTTAAGCAGTTGTCTCGTGGCAAAGGTGGGTACTCTTTACGTATGAGTGGCTTGGGCAGACCTATGTGCCAACAGTGGCATGACAAAAATGGTTCACCAAAAGAGATACAATATAATTCTATTATGCGATTTCTTTTTGGTGATATTATAGAAGCTATTGCTATGGTGGTGTTAAAATCATCAGGAGTAAATATAGAATCAGAACAAGAGAAAGTTAAGTTAGATTTAGATGTATGTGAACTTAGTGGTACTTTAGATGTTGTAATAGATGGTAAGGTGTGGGATATAAAATCTGCATCACCCTATGCATTCTCTAAGAAGTTTGGTGGAGAATTTGGTGGGTACAATAAAGTAAAAGAAGATGATACATTTGGCTATCTTATGCAGGGTTACCTGTACAGCAAAGCAAAGAACATGGATTTTGGTGGGTGGATAGTTGTTGATAAAGCCTCTGGTGAATGGGCAGTATGTGAAGCACCAGACTATCAAGAGGAAGATTCTGTAGAGCAATTGGAAAAAGCAAAGTCTAATGCACAAACAATGATACAGGATAAGCCATTAAAGAAAGAATTTAAAGACAAAGAAGAAACTTTCCGTGTACAGTACGGAAAAAGAAAAGGTGAGATAATTGCTACAGGAAACAGAGTTATGCACACTGTATGTGGCTATTGTGATTATAAAATACAGTGTTGGCCTACTGCACAGTTGCATAAAAAGGTAGGAACACAAGCAACACAACGACCATTGGTTTGGTATACGAAATTAAAAAAGAGAGAAATAGAAGTATGATTTATTTATCTACTGAAGTAACCATAGGAGATAGCTACATCAATGAAGGTGTACATTTTGGTTACCAAGAGTGTGATAAAACATTTGGTGGTGATAGTATTGTAAAAGAACTACGCAACAGACCTAATGGCATACCAATCCGCATGACTAAAACATTTGACCTAGATGAACCTTGGGATGATGATAGGTTTGAAGAACATAAGGAGAAAATAGACCATGACCTAGATACATTAGCTACACAAGCGAAAATGAGAAATGGCCTAGTAGTATTACACTGGACAGGCATAGAAGAACAACGAGGCATTCTACGAGAGAGTGCACCAAAAACTTTCAAGTATTTTAATGATAAGTTTGAGGATATATTATATAAAAACATGCCGAGGGTATAATGGTACTAAGACATCACGGCTACCGATCAGACTTTGAGTTGTCTATCGCAGTGGCTTTAAATAGAAACAATGTAAAATTTGAATATGAATCGGAGAAAATAGATTATGTTAGGCATTCTACTTATAATCCTGACTTTACTATAGTAGGTAAAAACTTCTTTGTAGAGGCAAAGGGCCTGTTCACTACAGCGGACAGAGGCAAGCACTTGTTAATTAAAAAACAGCATCCAGAGATAGACATACGATTTTTGTTTATGAGAGCAGGTAACAAATTGTATAAGGGCTCTAAAACTACATACTCTGGATGGTGTGAGAGGTATGGTTTTAAATGGTGTCAAGGATTTTTACCACAGGAATGGTTAGATGAATAAAGAAGATTTAAACTCATACAAGGATAAATTTCCTAGAGATATGTATATTATACTTCTTAAATCTGATGGAGAAGATGGAGTTAGTCTTGCTGTAGTAGATACTCACCCAATGGGAACTAATCATGTAGATTTATCTTATGTTCTTTCTAGGGGTGTTTTATCTTTATTAGCAAATGATATGGACACGATAAAAGAAAGAGGACAGAGTGTTGTATTAGATGAAATGAGACGTGTGACTAAACTTCCTGTAACGGATAGTCTTATGGATAGAAGAACTACTGCAACCCATAAACAGAAAGATAACATTATATCATTGTTTGGAGAAGATACAGATGAGTAAATTAGTAGCAATATTAATAGTAGTAATAATTCTAGGTGGAATTACATTATGTAGCATGGGAGTATAAAATGAAGAAAAGAGAACAGTATGACTCTCACGATGATATGATAAAACAATCAGTAAGAGGAAAAGGTAGACAGGTGGGTGGCAATCATTATATAGACTTTGAAATTATGCCCATAGAATATATTTCTAAAAATAAACTTGACTTCCTAGAAGGAAACATCGTAAAGTACATTTCTCGTCATAGGAAGAAAAACGGGGCAGAAGATATAAGAAAAGTTATACATTATGCAGAATTAATATTAGAATTAGAATATGGAGAAAAGTAAATGGCATCATTATTGGGGGGAAATTATTTACCTACAGAATATCAAGCATTTATACACATGTCTAGATACTCACGTTGGTTAGAAAACAAAGGTAGAAGAGAAAGTTGGGATGAAACGGTTCATAGGCTTATTAGTTTCTTTAAAGAAAACATAAAGAATGTAGATGAAAAATCTTGGGAGGATATGGAAGAGGCAATATTGTCATTGGAGGTAATGCCTAGTATGAGGGCATTGATGACGGCTGGCAAAGCATTAGAAAGAGAAAACATTTCAGGGTATAACTGTTCGTATATACCAATAGATAATCCTAAAGCTTTTGATGAAGTACTGTACATACTACTTAATGGTACAGGTGTAGGTTTTTCTGTTGAGAGGCAATATGCGGATAAACTTCCCACTATACCTAATCAAGAGTTTGAACATACAGAAGATGTAGTATCTGTTGTTGATTCTAAAGAAGGATGGGCAAAAGCATTTAGAGATCTTATTTCCTATTTGTACACAGCTAGAATACCTAAAATTAATGTGTCAAAAGTGAGACCTGCAGGTGCTAGATTAAAAACATTTGGTGGTAGAGCAAGTGGGCCACAGCCTCTAGTAGACTTGTTTGATTTTACAATTAATAAATTTAAAGATGCACGGGGTAGGAAGTTGTCCTCTATGGAATGCCATGATATAGTTTGTAAAACAGGGGATGTTGTAGTTGTGGGTGGAGTTAGGCGATCTGCTCTTATTTCTTTATCTAATTTATCAGACCAACGTATTCGTAAAGCAAAAATGGGTGAATGGTGGAAGGACAATCCACAAAGAGCTATGGCTAATAATTCTGCAGCCTATACAGAAAAGCCAGATGCCGGAATTTTTATGAAAGAGTGGATGTCTTTGTACGAGAGTAAGTCAGGAGAACGGGGTATATTTAGCAGATCTTCTGCACAGGCAAAGGCTGCTGAGAATGGTAGGCGAGATGCTAATTGGGATTTTGGAACTAATCCTTGTAGTGAGATTATACTAAGACCTAATCAGTTTTGTAATCTTACAGAGGTAGTAGTGCGTTCTGGTGATACCGTAGCTAATCTTACAAGAAAGATACAGATTGCCACACTGTTAGGTACAATACAATCTACCTTTACAAACTTTGGTTATCTTCGTAAAAGGTGGCAGAATAACACAGAAGAAGAGAGATTGCTTGGTGTATCCCTTACAGGAATCATGGATTGTTCTCTACTGAATGGCAAGGAAAGTGGATTAGAAAAACGACTTGAAACCTTGCGTGGTGTTGCTATAGAAGCTAATAAATATTGGGCAGAGAGATTTGGTATAAACCAAAGCACAGCCATAACGTGTGTTAAACCATCGGGTACTGTTAGTCAACTTGTAGATAGTGCTAGTGGTATACATGCAAGACACAATCCTTATTATATAAGAACAGTACGAGGTGATAACAAAGACCCTCTTACAGAATTTATGATTGCTTCTGGTATTCCTAGTGAGCCAGAAATTAGAGGTAATGAAGAATCTAAAGATATAACAGTATTTTCTTTTCCGATGAAAGCCCCTACAGGCTCTGTTTGCAGGAATGATATGTCTGCAATAGAACAGCTTGAGTTATGGAAACTTTATGCAAAACATTGGTGTGAGCATAAGCCTTCCGTTACCATTTCGGTAAAAGAAAGTGAGTGGGTGCCTGTTGGTGCGTGGTGTTGGGAAAATTTTGAATACCTAAGTGGTGTCTCCTTTCTCCCCTTTTCCGACCACACGTACATACAGGCCCCGTATCAAGATATAGATGAGAAGGAATACAAGAAACTTGTAAAAAAAATGCCAGTAACTTTAGACTGGCACAAACTACAGGATTTTGAAAAGGAAGATAACACGAAGGGATCACAGGAATTAGCCTGTACTGCCGGAGTGTGTGAGTTGGTAGACATCTAATGCGGGTTCATAAACCTGCCATAGCTCCTGCTGATGCATCTCTTCTTAAAAAGGTAATTGTTTTTTATTTAAACAAACATCCTGAATTAGAAGAAAAAGAAACCCTGATTAATTTATTTCACCGGCTAGGAAGATTGGAAGAATAAGATGTCTGAAGCAAGTCTGTTTGAACTATCCGTAAAGGTCAATTCAGACGGCAAAATTATAACACAAGTAGATTACGTAGAGAGAGAAACTTTAGTTACTGCCCTTGATGGGTGGAAAAAAGATTACCCAAATACACATGTACTAGGAGCAGTGGTAGAATACCTTAAGAAGGTAAGCCATGCTGTAGAGGAAGATGTAGGAAAGCTCTGTAAGTCCTAGTAGTTGTAGGAACTTACTTTACCACCCTTAGCTAGTTTTTTCTTCTTTTTCTTTTTTGGTTTTACTTGTCCACCATAAGCCATGCCCCCACCGGGTGGAGTCATAAAAATATCAAACTCAGGATCACCAGCGTATGCATCCGAAAGAGATCCAGATACTCCTTGGTTCTGTGGTACACGGATAGTAGGTTCTCCTCTTTGGTAGGATTCTACAGGAGCCCGTCTTCTAGGTCCTGATCGTGCCACTACGTTTTCTCCTCGCATAGCTAATCTATCATACCCTTGTTGTGGCCTTACTTTCATAGGACCTTCACTTGCTCTTATTGTTGGTGGTAACTCTTGAACGTCTACAGGTTCTATCATGGCGGGAGGTCCCCTATCATCTTGTACAGCACCGGGGTAGGTTGCCATCATTCGCATTCTATTTGTTTGGTCTTCTCCGGTGACTCTAGCAGGTTCTACACGCTGATTCATACTTGCTGCCATATTTCTTTGTATATTTCTAGCACGATCTCCTGCCATTCTACTAACATCATTAGAGCTGTTTACTACAACTTTTCTTACATTGTTTCCTATAACATCTTTTTGGTTACCATTTCTAACTACGGTAGTTTTACCGCCACGGGTTTTTACAACTTTCATGCTTTTGCGTGTGGCACTATCTCCCATGAGGTATTTAAATAAATCTTTAACTCCACCATTACCTATTTTGTAATCAGTTACAGGGGATCTATTACCTTTTAGTCTTTCTGACTCTGCCATGCTCTATGTCCTTACTTTACGAGGGCCATTGCTGTACATAACAGCCCCACCATATTTCATTTGTCTTTTGTTAGGATACTGTTTTCCTGTCATAGGATCTACGTTGGATAATTCCATTGCATCGCTCATAGGAGTAGGCGGTGCTACTCTTTCTGTTTCAGGTTTAGCTATATCTGGTTTAGCAGACATATCAGATCTGCCCCCTTCAGCCATCTTTTTGTAGTTGTGTTTTCCGGGCATGTTAGTTTCCTCCCATATTTTGTTGCATTTGTTGTAATAATTCTCTTTCTCTTATAATTCCCCCTGCTCCTATTGGCGGTATTTGATCATAAAGTTTGCTAGGATTTTGTGAAATATATTCTTTATTTTCTAAATAATTTTCAAAAAGAGCCATAGATTCTCCCATTAGTTGTGGGAGCCACACAAGAGCAGGAACATTTACGCTTCCTGATAGTGGTTTTCCTGATTTTATAATATCGGCTATTTTTTCTGTCGCTTTAGGATTTAATAATAAACCAGCTATAGAAGCCATTTCATTTGATTTCATTTGCACAACCAATGCTTCTGCACCTATGTATTTAAGACCAGTACGGCCTTGGGCTACCGCATTAGTTCTACCTACATATGACCCTATTGTAAGTTGAGGAAGTCCCTTGGTAGGTGTATCTATCAAAGATGTATCAACACCTTTTCGTGCCGATGTTAAAGCAGCATTTTCTGCTAAAAGAACAAGGTCATCTATATTTATTCTTTTACCAAAAAGGTCTTTTATAATTTTTTTATTACTTTTTAAAAATTCTAAACTTTCCATAGATAAATTGTATACAGATCTACTTTCCCCTTCTCTAACCATTAAATCACCTACAGATGCAAATCTATTCATAAAGCCTTGTGTAAATAAAGTATGAACTGCTTCATTAAACTTTTCTAGTTTTTTAGGATTGTTTAAAGAGATGATGTTATCTTGCACATCTTTTAATACCCCAGATTGTAAATCAATTAGTAAATTCTGTGGATCAGCTTGGTATCTGCTTAATTTTTGTAAATCTCCACCAAGCACTTCATCTTTTAAAAATTTAATTCGGTTATTTATTTTTCCTTTTAAAACTTTTTTTGTTTTATTCATTGTTGTTTGTGCATCTACTAAATCTTTTGCTAACGTATCCGATTGATCTACAGCTTTCTGTAACCGAGTGTCAAAATCTCGTGCTTCCATAAAATCAAACCGTTTTCTTTTTGTTACTGGATCTATACTTGCTTCTTCTAATGCATCTATTATTCTCATTTTTTTATTAAGGTTTGCTGTTCCTATAGTTGCTGGTTCTTGAAATACTTCTATCACATCTGTTACATTTACATCATCTGTAGGAACATTTATGGTTTTACCTGCTAATAATTTTTCAAGATCTCTCGGTGACGCTTCTACAATTTCTTTTTGAACTAATGTAAGAGCATGTAAATTTATTGCTTCTTCAAATTCCGCTTTTAATTTTGGATCAGCCCCTTCAAATAAAGTATCTATATCCCTGTATACACCTGCTGCATCATCAGGATTACTAAATATTTGATCAGCCCATTTTTCAGGTTGTAAACTATATTCATGTGACCCAATATATTCTGGCTCTGGTCTGTACCTCCCTCGTGTCCCCCAAGTTTTCTTTAAAAGATTACTTTCTAACGCATTATAATATTTTACATTAGCTTCGTTAGCTTGATTTAATATCTCTCTATTTAATTTAATGTCTGGATCATCTTCTAGTTTTTTATATTCAATATCTATAGATCGTTTTATGTCTTGTAATCCAAAATGTTGAAAAGCTTTTAGATCTTTAATTTGAGGTTTAAGTAATCGCATTCTTGCATTTAATCCACTTTCTATATTTCTTAAATCTTTTGCGGATAAATAAAAGGATGGTATTTTAGATACCCCATCTATACTAATGTCTTTTTCCATTAAAGTTTCTAATATAAAACTTTCGCTTTTCATAGCTTGTTCTATTTCAGCAGGCTCCATTTTAGCTTCTTTAAAAACTTCTCTAAGATAATCATTAAATTGTGTGTCAGTAAGTCCTTCTTCCTTTTTTATAACATTAAAATAATCTTGAGCTGCTTCACCAAACAAATTATCTAAAGCCTTTTGTGTATCACCAATATTTTCTCTAAAATCTTGAGATGCACTTCTGTTTATTTTATCTTTTAACGCAAAATAGAACCCATTACCATTTACAACTTTATCTAAAGCATTTGCTTCTGTATATAACGTATCTTTTGCATCTTTTAATGCATTTTTTTGGTCTATTATTATGCTTGCTATATTTTTACTATTAGTAGATTTAGCTTTTATTGGATTTACATTAAAGGTCCCTCTTGCTATATCATTCATTTCAGCTGCTGCTTCTATTCTTTTAGCATCATATTTTTCTAAAAATTCTATAGCTTTTTTTTGTCCACTTGTAATTTTTATACTAGCTATTAAATCTCTTATGCTATGATCTACTGCAGCGTTTCCTAATACAAAGTTATCTATTTCTAAATTTATAGCATCTTCTAATTTATCTGCACTATCTACAGCTTCATCTGCTAAAGTTCTTTGCATAAGTTTAAGTTCGTTTACAAAATAACGTACTTCAGTTTGGATAGTTTCTGCTCTACCTTCACCGGTTGTTAATTTTTTGTTTACTCCAGATAAAACTTTTTGTAAAACTTCATCTAGCTGTTCTGCTAATTCTTGTTTCTGTTGAAAATAATCTTCTAAACCCGCTTGAGCTAACATTCCAGTACGGAATGAACTAGATCGTTTTGCTTTAAATGCAAATAAATCAGGTTCAATACCTCTTAAAACATTTAAATTAAACAAAGTTCCGAGGCTTGTTTCTGGATTTTCTATACCTAAATTTCTAAGACCATCTACAACCTTTGTAGAATAATCTATAAATTTTAACATACGTGATTGAGACAGTGGAGATAATTGACTGAATGATTTTATGAATTTTTCTCCTTGCTTTATTTCTTTTGGTGTCAATCCTAAATTTGCTAAATTTTCATCTCCTCGTAAAACTTTTGCAAAACCATCTAAAGATAAACCACCCCTAAACTCTTGGATCATTTCTTTTTCAACTCTGTTAAGATCTACTTCATCAGGCCCCACTCCTCCAGTTTCTTTTTTTGCTCTTTGCAATACGGCTTGATCAAAACCTTCTTTTCCTCCATACTCTTTATAGGCTAAATTTGTAGCAGTATCCACATCAAATTTTCCAAAAGGTTTAATAAAAGGATTTATTATATGTGTAGAAGCAATACCTATACCCCTAGTTAAATTATCTAATGCTCTGTACACACCCCCAGAAGTAAATGTTGCTACAATTGCTCCAGCAGTGTTTAGGCCTCCACCCACATGCCAATCCATAGACCTATCTAAAAGATAAGCTGTACCACCATAAGCACCTTCTGCAAGAGCTCCACCACCCCACCACTGTGGTCGTTCTTTTCTCATTTGATAAATTTGATCTCTTTTAAATCTACTAAATGATTCTGATAAACGAGCAATCCTATCACCACCCTCTTTTCTTGTTTGAGATAAATCTTTTAATTTTACTCGGATTGTTTTTGATAACTCATAAATTGTAGGAGTCCTAGTTATGCCCCTTTCTGCCAATTCTCTTCTAACGAGTTTTTCTGATTCAACAGCAATATCACCAACCTCACCCCACGCTTTTCTGCTTGCCCATAAACCCGCTACAAATCCTGTCGGAAAAATAACTCCTTCTATAGCTAAATTAATAGCTAACAATTTAGCCGGCACATCCTCTCTTCTTCCAAATTTATCAGCAAGATCAGATAACAATAATGGTTTATAATTTCCTTTTTCATCTGTTATATGTTCATTTATTTTACCGTCTTGCAAAACTTTTTTTGCAGTTTCTACGTCACCAAAAGTAGCCTTTACTCCTTTAAAAATTCCTACTCTTTGTGCAATATCAGCCCCTTGAAAAACTTCTTCTGTTGTAGGTATAAAATCATAAAAATGATCTAAACCAAAAGTACCTACTACGGCTGCTCCCCCTACTATTGGGTTAGCTATAATAGCACTGGCACCTACAGCGTACTTTATACTTTCTGGACCAAATGTCATATAATCTGAAACGTAGCTCGCTATAGTTGCGGGCCTTCCCTCCGCAGTTCCTAAAGTTTTTAAATCTAATTTGTTTATGTGATCTCTTGTTACTCTATATATTTCTTCTAGTCTTTCTTTAGGTATATCAGCACTAACAACATACCTGTCTAAAACTTTAGATTTTCCATTTTCATTTGGAGCAGAATATAATTTCATTACATAATTAACTATTTTACCATTATCATCTTTTAAAGCTTTAAATGTTAAGTTAGGTTTAGATGCTTTTCTAATAGTTTCCTTTGCTCGTTTTTTAAAATATTCTTTACGTATATCTTTTGCATCTTCTGGAGTTACAAATTTTGTAGGTTCAGGAGCTTCTGCAGCAAATAATACTTCTGCGTCAGATGTAGATGGTGCGGGTGGTGCTACATCGGTTTTAACTTCAGGTTTTACTTCTGCAGTTTCAACTTTTGGTTCTACCACAGCTTCCTCAACCGGCACGTTCTCAACTACCTGCTGGTTTTCTACAGGTACTTCTAACGCTTTCATCTGTTCATTTAACACGTTATCTGTAACAACATTGTTATCTACAGCTTCATTTTTATTTAAGTCAGCAATCGTTGCCATCTATTGAACCTTTCTACTAATCAAAGTTTCCTTTGTTGTAATCATCAAACAAATCTGCTCCATCTGCACTTGTACTCGGATCATCACTACTCATCATGGTTTGTATTTCTTGCAGGGTAAAACCACTTACAGTATTACCTTTATCACCATTGATTTTTTTATCTTCGCCTCCTTCTATTACTTCTTCACCCCTTTGTAGTGTATCTAAAGTTTCACCAGCAGTGTTTCTGTAGGATGCACCAATATTTCTATCAGCATGAGTATAAATATTATTTAACAAGTTTACTGCAACAAAACTTAATTCTCCTTTTCGGTAATTACCTTGCTCTCCTACATTATCCAAATCTCTAATAGTTACACCATAATTTCTAGCAATTTTTGTACCTATTACATATTCTCTATATATTTGAGCTACTCGTAAATCACCTACCGTTGTTGCATCTGCAAATAACCGATTTTTTTCATTAATACTATTTAAGAACTTACCAATTTCTTCTAATCTGTGTACAAGAATATCACCACTTTGAAATAAACTTTCTCCTAAAGATGCTTTAATATTTTTTACATCCATATCAGAAATAGTTCTACCACCTGTACCACCCTGTAAAGCAGCAGCTATTTGGTATGCTATAAATTCTTGATAAACTTCATAAGATGCTCTAAATTCTCCTACATCTCTAATGTAAGTATCAGATAAAATACCTCCCATTTTTGCTTTAAATCTTTCTTCTGTTCCATCATTTGCAAATTCTATACCAAGAGCAGCTTTAAATAAATCCATTACTTCAACAAGCTGTTGAGCTCCACCACCCTCATCAATAAAGTTAGCAATTTTACCCATACCTTTTCCTAAAAGACCAAGAGGAACAGCTCTATTTGGATATTTTTTTTGGTATTCTTTTACAAGGCCAATCATTTGTACTGTATTATCAAAGGCAGTACTGGTAGACATATACAAATCTCTTTTACCTTTTATGTCGTAAGTCTGTGCCTTTTTTTCAAAATCATATTTTGTAGTGTCGTAACCACTTGCTATAGAATTAAAATTATCTATTCTTGCTGAACTAATAACTCTTAGAAAAAATGCATCTCTTTCTTTTGAAGATTCTATTGTGTTTTCTGGAAAATATTCATAAGCCTTTTCCATAATAGTATTTGTAGAAGTTGCACCCAAACGGCCAGTATTAACTTCATATTGTAGATTTGTTAAATTTGCAGCTGTTTCTAAAGCTGCTGGTCCATACATTTCTAACAATGTTTGTACAGCAGTTTGATTACTTATAGGTTCTTTATCTCGTAATGTTTGAGTATTTATCAGAGTATGATGAGGAATAATTGATTGAGCATATTCTAAAACTGTTTTTCTATCAAAAAATTGGTCTGGAATCATAGTGCCTACTATTTGCCCATCCTTATCTTGCCCTATTAAATCTTTATTTAAAGGATCAGATTTTTCGTTTTGCACACGGTTGTTGGGGTTGTACATATCAGAATTAAAATTAACTTTCATAAGGTCGTGTGGATTGAGCATAGGAATTACACCAGAATCGGTGGTTTTTGTTGTTTGGTCTCGTACAAAAGATTGAATAGGTTTAAGTTTAGCATTCAATCTTCCCCTATCACCGGGGGTTAAATTTTTATAATAGTCACTCTCTATTATGTCTAATGTTTTGTCTGCAAAAGCTAATGAAGCGGGAAGATTTCCTTTTGCTGATTCTAAATCCCAATTAATTTTTTTACCGTCTATCAAAGGGTATTGCATCTCCCCATTTTCATTTGTAAAATATAATTTTGGAATTAAATCATTTGCAGCATCTGCTTCTGCTCCGTATTTTGCTTTTATTTGAGCAAGTTCATACGCTTGTTGTTTAGCAGCTTCAGTATCAGCATTATAAGCCCTAACCATTCCACCAGCTATTGATACCAACGGATTTATCATTATATCATACCCCCTTCATCTGTAGTTATTACCATCATACCTTCTTCAGGCATACCTTCTTCACCCTCCAACATGCTTAAATCTTCTAACATCATAGGTTCTTCTTCTAAAAATCCTTGAGGCTCCATTGGTTGCTCTAGCATTTCTGTCATTTCTGCAACTACTTCTGGGTAATTTTCTCGTAAGCTATCTATTATTTGTTGATCGTTTACATCTTGTTTTGGATTGTCATCGTTAAACATTACAAGTGGATACCCTTGGTCTATAGCCATTGTAGCAAAATACGCAGATAGAGGAAACTTGATAATCTCTGCCACATCCGGACTCCACAACCCTTCAGCAAACCCCGTAAATGAAATGGTGTTTACAATACTTTCTACAGGAGTTCCAGACATTAGAAACTTATCTATGTCATCTTTTGTATCTTGATCATCCTCTATTCTTCCTATAACAAAATCCACAGCATCATCAGGGTCTACCATTTTAGGTGGTGCATCCCAAGGCCATTTGCCCGGTTCATCGGTAAGAGACTGTCCGGGTACAGGAGCATCAAATGGATCTATTTGTTCAGGAGAATTTACAGAACCTTCATTTGCTTGTTGTATTTTTTTTGGGTTTAATAACATGTTGTTTGTCCTCTACGCTGTACACCTATATGGTGCTTAACTAAATTTTAATTTGCCAGATTCTCTCACAAGAATATTTGGACCTGCCCTAGATACTCCACGGGTTTGTTGGTCTATGTCTCTATAATATCTATCTTGGTATGCTTTGGCTAAAACTTGAGCAGCAGTTCGGTTAGGGTTAAAAGGATCAGTTCTTCTAGCTGCAGCTATGGCAATGTTTCCAGATGGGCTAATTGGAGCTATAGCAGGGTGAGTGGCTCTAGCACGTTGATTACCTAATGGGACAGGTTTTCCATCAGATCCAAAAATTAACTCGCCAGCTTTATCTGTAGCATATTTTTTTATAGGATCAGGCAATACACCTCCCACCGCATCTTTTAATTCATTTTTAAATTTACCAAAAGTAGCTCCCGGTGTTCCCATAAGATAATCATATCCGCTACCAGCAAATGCCCCGCCTACTTTAAATGGAGCCGATACAAGATCTGCACCTAGCCTTTGCACATCTGCTAAAAACCCCGTCTTACCAGCAGTAGGAGCTATAAAATCATAGATGTCATCAGTTTCTGGTAAAAATGTACCTTGAAATGCTCCAGCCCTAGATGCAGCCCCATAACCTACCATACCTACACCAAGCAACGCAGCTTTACCCCAGTTTGACCTCCATACTTTTCTTAAAGTTTTTATCATCGTTTACTCCTAACCAAATATTTTATTATATATTGCAGTACCTAAATCCATGTACATATTATCTTTATACTCTGTTTCATACTGATCTCTACTAAATTCATTCTGCTGTGATTGCATTGCAAAAGCATGAGCACGATTAGAAGCAGATTCTGCTCTTTGCAATGACCACTGTGCTTCATCTCTGTACCTCTGCCACAATTGATTTTGTGCTTGTACAGAAAGACCTAACAAACTTTGAGCATTTATTCTTGTAGTTTCATTTTGTGTTGCAGTGTTTTGTGTATTTATTTGTCTACGCCAATTTGCATTACTTTGATCAATCTGTGCTGTCATATTAGCATTGAATTTATCTCGGCTATCTTCCATTTGTGATACAAATCTTGCTGTAGCATTGCCTTGGTCAGCGTTAAACTGTCTCATCGCTGCTACCCTTGTTTTGTTTGCATTCTCTACCTGTACACCTAACTCGTTAAAAAATTCAGTTATTTGGTTTTCTGATTTGGCGTTAAACTGCAACGATGCATTTTGTTGAGCTTGGTTTGTAAATAATTTTTGTATATGTGATTGGTGAGATAGTGCATTTGACTGTTGTTTATTTGTTAAATTTTGTGTGTCCATAGTTAAAAAAGACTTTGCGTTGTTTACAGC